GTGGAGCCATCCAGGCCGGCTTTGCGGAACTGGGTCGAGTACTCGTTGATCGTGTCCATAAAGTCGCCCGCCTTGTCGGCGGACGACTGAAGGCCCTTTGTCAGCAGATCCAGGGCGGCCGGGGCGTCCTTCGCCAGGCCAGTGCGGATCAGCTGGGTGGCCGCGTTGGTGGTGCCCACCAGGTCCTGGTCGAAGGTGCTGGCCAGGTCGGCGACCTTCGTGGTGATGGACTCGATGGACTTGGTGGTGGCCTTCTCATCAATCAGGCCCGACCCCATGACGGCGCGCACCGCGGCGGCGCCGTCCTCGAAGGAGTCGACAACCGCCTTCGAGTACAGGTCGCCGGCCACCTTCCCGGCCTGCTTGGCGCCTTTCCCCGACAGGCCGAGCTGGGCGGACAGGCGGTCGCCCATCCGCTCCTTCTCCACCGCTGAGACCGTGGACGCAACGAGGATCGCACCCGCAGCTGCACCGGCCGCCGCGAGCCCGACCTTCCATGCGTCCGCGAAGCGACGGCCCGTCTGCTGACCCGCCTGCTCCCCCGCATCCCCGGCCGGACCGGTCAGCTGGCGGCGGATCTCGTCCGAGATGCCGCGGACACTGGGGATGACCTGCAGCGTGGCATAACCGACGGAAGGCATGTGCACCTCCCGTCAGGTGATCTCTCCAGCTGCCAGGGCGCGCTTGCGTTCCGCCACCCGACGCAGCGCCCGCTGCCGGGCCTCCTGCCGCTCCGGACTGGACTTGTCCGCCCGCTTCGCCTTGCCGCCCACGCCGGGCCGGGGAAACGGCTTCGGGGCGGGCTTCTGCTTCCCCTTTGGGACGCCTTCCTGCGACCGCTGCCAGTTCGCCGCGCGCAGTTCGTCGATGACGACGGCGGTGAGGTGCTCCTGCAGGCCCCAGATGCTCTCGTCGTCGCCCAGGGCGAGCCGGGTGCGGGCATTCGGGGGTAGCTGGCGGATGTATCCGCCGAGCTCCCGCCAGGTCAGCAGCCGACGCCCGTCAGCATCTCGCGCGAACAGGTCGCTGAGGCGGACGCCGTAGTGGTGACGCAGGTCTGCTTGGACTGCCTCGCCGTGCTCCCTCAGGAGTCGGACGAGGCTTCGGATTCCCCCTCGCCCACACCGCAGTGCTGCTTGTAGGCGTCGAAGAGAGCCTTCAGCTTGTACTGCGGCAGGCGGATCTTGCGGAACTCGGTCCAGTCCTTCTCGCCGAGCGCGGCCTTGAACACGCCAACCGTGGCGGCGATGTCGCCGCCCTCGGCGGCTTCGATCAGGCCCCACACGTCGAGGTCTTCCATGTGGGCGAACTCCCAGCGGCGGCCCTTCCAGTTCACCCGCCATGGAGTGAGGTCGACTTCGGCCTGGACGGCGTCGAGGTTGAAGTCAAAGGGTCGGTCGTCGGAGGGCTGGCTCTTGGTCGCGGTTCGGGTGGTCATCGCGGTTCCTCTCGCGGTTCGGGCTTGATGATCTGGACGGCTTCGGCGATGAGCGTCAGGCGGACGGTGCTCAGGCCGTCTGGGTTGAGTGCGATCTCCATGGGCTGTTTGGCGACCAGCCACGGGAAGGGTTCGCCATCGACGAGGATGGCGCCGCCCCGCTGGACGACGATCTCTTTCGCCACCTGGGGCTCCGGCTGCTTGCCGGGATCTGATGCCGCCCGCTCCTGCAGGAGCGCGGCCACGACACGGCCACGCATCTGACGGGGGAGCTCCTCGCCGTCCTGGATGAGGCCGAGCTGCACCGCCTTGGCGGCGATGTCGGCGTCGTCGTACTTGATGCGCATGTCGCGGTTCCTTCCGCGGTTCGCGGGACTGGCACCGGGGCGCGGCCGAACCGCGACGAACTACCGCGCCCCGGTGGTCTCAGGACGTCACCGTGACGGCGCAGGTATCGGACTGCCCCTCATAGGTGGCGGTGACGGTCGCCGAACCAGGGTCGACAGCCGTGACGAAGCCGGCCGAGACGGTGGCGTCGGCCGGTGCGGAGGACACCCAGTTCGCCTGCGCCGTGACGTCGGCCGTCGTGGCGTCGTCGTAGGTCGCGGTCGCCGTGAGGGCACCGATCTCGCCGTCCGCCAGAGTCAGCGTCGCAGGGGTCACCGACAGGCTCTCCAGGACCGGCGTCGTCTGCCGGTCGAACAGAACGCCCCCACCCGTGGGGTAGATCGTCGCGGTGAACGTCATGGACTCGAGGTCGGTCTCGTTCTCGCCGTGGTCGCCGTCGAGGGAGACCTCGGCGTAGTTCGCGGAGATGAGGCGACGGACCTTGTCGCCCTCGCGGGTCTCGAACGCCACGAGGACCTTCGCGGGGCGGGGCACGACGATCTGTGTTGCCGACGAGCCCGGCCACAGCAGGCTGTAGGTGGTGTCGTTGTCCTCCAGCGCCGTGAAGGACTTGGTGAGCTTGAAGTGGTTGCGGCTCGTCCTGACGAGGATGCCGCCCCAGGCGAACTTGTCGTCGGTGTCCTCATCGCGCTCTTCCGGGAATCCCTCGTCGCCGTCGAGAAGGCCGACGAGCTTCCAGTCGACGCCGAACGCGGTATTCGCGTTCGCGGGCAGGGTCGCGGACAGATTAGTGGAGATGTAGACGTCCGCGTCCGTCCACAGATTTGCCTTCAGCGGGTCGCCGGCCACGGCGTCCTCCTCGTCTCAAGTACAGGGGTAGTCGTCGCGGTTCGGCAGCAGCGGTCAGGTGGTGAGCGGCTGCGGTTTCACGTTGGCGATCGCCGTGAATGTCGACAGATCAACACCGGACTCGTCGTCCGTTGCAGGCAGTGGACCTGTTCCGGGTCGGAAGCCGCGGATGACTGGTCCGGAGTGCACCAGCCACAGGCCCTGGCACAGCATTGCCAGATCGTGTGCCTGATCCGCGTCCTGATGCCACACGGTGCACCGCAGCGTGCACCTGGCATTCGCCATGGACGGGTGCGGCACGTCGGTGTCCTTGCGGACCAGCACGAACGGCAGTTGGCCGTCCTCAGGAGAGCGGATGGCAGGCACCCTCGTGCCGACCTTGGCCCCGCTTGCGAACGGCTCCGCTCGTCCAGCCAGCGCCGTTCGCAGCACCTCCGCACCTGCGGACTGCACGTCCCCGAACACCACCAGCGGCTTCACCGCTGCCACGCCCGCACTTCCAGGCCGATAGAGCCCGCGGCCCTGGTCAGCACACCGTCACGCGCCTGCCAGGCCATGCCCCGCACATCGGCAATGATCACCGAGGCTGCGGCACGGTCTGTCGTGTAGGAGTCGACGCGCACCTCGACATCACCTGGGATCTGCGTCCGCACTGCGGCAGCAATCTCCCCGGCCTTGGCGTCTACGAGTTCCCGCACAGGATCGCTCCTCAAGAGCTCTCGAATGCCGGACCGATCGAGCCTGAACTCGACGTCAGCCATGGTCGCTCCCTACCCGGTCGCCCGACGCATCACGAACTCGATGTGATGCGTGGATCCGTCACCGAAGTCCGAGTAGCGGCCCACCTCGCCGATCACTTCCAAGATCATGCCGCCCCATTCGATGCGGTCCTTCGCCTGGATATCGGCGTCCACGCCCGGGGCTGAAATGACCTGCCAGCCCGTGATCACCTGTGAGCGGGTGGCGTCGTTGTCCTCGGCCTGCGTGGCTGGCTGCACGCTGACCTGGCTCACAGGGAGCCGGGAGACCTTGTTCTCAGTCCAGTCGGGGACCGTGTTGCCGCCCCGGTCGGTCCTGGTTCCGGCCCGCACCCGCACGATCGTCTGGTGAAACACTGCTCTCCGCCCTTCATCTACCAGGGCGGCGGCCAGCATGTGGCGTCGTGCGGGATCCACGCCGGGCCAGGGTCGCGAAGACACACGGAGTATGCGGCATCACCGCTACTGCCGCCGTCATTGGCGGTCAACGCCTCCAGTTCAGCGTCCGTCAGATACATGCCGCCGGTCTCGCCCAGCGTCTCCGAGTACTGACCAACGGTTCGCTGCCGGTAGCCACCGGGGTTGGCCATCGTGCGGCGCGCCACCGCCACGCTGACTGCCCGCGCAACGTCCGGGTCCGGAACGGTCCCGGACGGGATGCTGGTGCGGATCAGCGCGGCGATGTCGTCCAGCAGTGCCTCCACCTGGCTACGCTGCGGCTCGACCAGGGTGACGGCGGCGCGGGCCTCATAGTCGGCGACCGTCGCATAGGCCGCCACTACTCAGCCCTCCGTGGAGACGACGCCGCCTGCGAGCGTGCCGGCGTCGTC